GGCCTCCAGCTGCTCAATCACCTCCCACGGCGCCGACTCCAGCATGCTGCCGGTCGCGGTGACCATGCCGTCCGCGATCCGGATGGTCTCCATGCGCGCGACGACCTGTGAGCCGCCGTGCCCGTCCTCGCTCTTCTCCTGCCACGCGAGCGGCAACGGCAGGTCACGGCTGGAGCCGCCTGCCGGGTCGATGATGCGGCCGTCACCGGTGGGCACACCCAACCGCGCCAGCACCGCACTCCATGTCCTAGCCATCGGAGTCCTCCTCCAGCACCTCGTAGTCGAAGGGAAGTACAGCGACCAACCCGTTTTCGTCCTGCGAAACGATCACCGGGTCTCCGGGGAAGAGAACGAAGCTCACGCCGTCCTCGTTTGCGAAGATCATGGGTCCTGCCTATCTGTCCAGTCGATCTCCTCGCCCAGCACCACTGGGAAGAGGCTGCACCTGCAGTTGATGACCTCGTTTGCCGGGCCCGTCGGATCGCCGGGGAACAAGAGCTGCGCGCCCCCTACCCGGAACGGCTCGGTGAGGAGGGTGCGCTGCTTGTCGGCCTCCCGATGCGTGTCCCGAGTGCGAGGATCCGCTGTCGCGATCCACTGCTTGAACGGCGCCGGATCTCCCCGCTGTTCGGCCTCCAGCTGCGCGCTTCGCCACACCCCACCGTTGACGGCCGCCATCGTCTCCGTTCGTGCCACCGTCACCGCCCGATGCGGCCACCGCTCCGACCCCGTCGCCGTCAGGACGGTGGACACCCGCGCCGCGATGTCCGGGATCGACTCTTGCTCGCGGATCCCCCGTTCCAGCTCGGCGACGATCAGGCCGTACACCTCGTCCGGCAGCCGGACCAAGCGGTTGCCGGCCTCGTTCAGGTAGGTCGACACCCACGTGTCCGCCTCCGGAACCCCAGGCCGGCGCACACGCCGCGCCGCCCGATGCAGGATCCCGGACACCACGGGCATGACCTCGACGTCCACCTGCTCCGTCCAGAAGCCCTGATGGTCCGACACCCGCGCGGGGTCGACCGTGTCGCCCTGGACGACTGCGGGCCGGACACGGTCGAGCCAGCGTGTGAGGGAGCGGAACCAGGTCCGTTTCACCTGGTTCTCGCCCTCGCGGATGAACGCCTCCGCGCGGAGGCGCTGGGGGAGCCCGTCATCGGGCGGCAACGTTGTCACCGGAGCACTTCTCGGAGCGACGTGATCAGCCACTCCCGGTTATGCGGCTTGCCAGCAGCCAGCAGCACGCCCGCGTAGTCGACCAGGGCCCGTTCCAGGCGTACAGCGTCCACGCCAAACGCCTCCGCCACACGGTCGGTGAACGCGAAGGAGTCCGCCAGAAGTCGGGACGTCTCCTCAACAGGGATCACGGTGTGCAGCTCGTGCTTAGGCGTGGAGGTGAACTGCCCTCGGTTCTCTCGCGTGAGCAGCCGTCCGCCCGCGCGCGACAGAGCGTCGTACACGATCAGTTCGGCCGCCGCCGTCAGCCCATCCGGTACGCCCTCCGGGTCCGGTTCCTCGTCCTGCGTAGCCGGCAGCGCCCGCGGCTGCTCCTGCGGAGGCTCTGGCGCCTCCTCAACAGCCGACGCCTGCGCCGCCGCCAGCTCCGGCATGCCCAGCGTCTCAGCCACCCCCGGCTCACTCAGGATCGCAGGCGACGACGTCACCCACTTCTCCAACAGCCGGCGCTCCCGCTCCGCCTCGTCGGGCATCGCGTCGAGCGGGATGCCATTCTCCGTCAGCATGTACTCGTCGGAGATCAGGACCCGGTCGTACAGGTCCCGCAGGTTCTCCGTGTCGTCGGGGCGGGCCACGATGTTCGTGGTGTCCCAGCCGATCTCATAACGGTCAGCCTGCTGAGGCGTCATGCCCATCGCGACGAGTGCGGGCCGGTACCACTGCTCGGTCAGCGCATCGCCGAGTTCGCGGAGCAGCGGCTCAATGAAGATCTTGTAGGTGGACTCCTCCACCTGCCATGCGCTCCAGTGGTTCGACTCGCCCTGAGTGCCAGCCGCCACGTCTCGGGGCATGTCGAGGGTGGCCGCGAGCCGGGCGAGGGCCTTGTCGCGGAGGTCGTCAAGGCCCTGCACGAACTCTGTCGTCGGTGACACGAACGCCAGCGCGCCACCTGAGGCGATCATGTCGGCCGGGGCGTTCAGGCCAAGAGGGACTACTGCGGCCGGTGTTCCGGGCTGCTGAACTGACGCCTCGGCCGCGGCAAGCACCTCATCCATCAGAGCCATGGCCGATGTCTCGTGTTCGCCGCGGGGGAAGTCCAGCTCGTCGGCGAGCAGCATGACCGGCGCCAGTGCGATCCGGGAGTTCAGCTGGGCAGCGATGGTCTGAGAGCAGCGTTCGATCTCGTGGCAGATCGGCAGGGCCGGGCGTACCGCACTGTCGGCCTGAATGAAGTCGGAGGGGTGCGGGTTCCAGACCCGGAAGAGACGGGACTTGGTGTCGAGGGGGACGTCGGTGCCGAGCTTCGGATCCCGGTACTGCCAGCTCGCAGTCGCGCCAGTCCCCTTCGTCGTCACCTGCGACGGCGGCAGCACGATCCACTCATCCGGCATCTTGGCCCCGCGGGGTCGGACGATGACCCAGGATTCGCCGGGTACCTGCCAGCAGAGGGCCAGGACGCGGAGGAGTGTGGCCCGCTTGGCGGCTCCCCCGAGGACCTGCGCCGCGGCCTGGATGGCGGTTGGGTTCTCCGTCGGGCCGGTGGGCTTGCCCGTGGCGGGGTCGAGTTCGGTGGCGTGGATGTCAGCTTGGCTGACGGCGTTGGCGATCCACACGAGGGGCGCCCGCAGCTCGCCGATGACGTCGTAGTAGTACCAGCCCTGCTTTTGCCAATCCGAGTTGCTGTTGAACTTGCGGGCCCGGTCCGCGATCTTCACCCCGGGGCCGGCCATCGGCATCGCAGCCGCGGTCACGGTACGGAGGGGGAGGTCGGCGTCAGGCTGGTCGACGACGAGGGGGCCGTCCTTGGTGTGCCTGCGGAAGATCGCCATGGTTACTCGCCTTCCCGGGAGGCCAGCCAGCCCGTTACGTAGCTGAATGCCAGCGCCACCGCAGGGACAGCAGCCCACGGCCACCAGCCTGCGTAGCCGCCACCGACGGCCGTCAGGGTGCCGGTGTAGATGGACACGCACCAGTCGCAGGTCACCAGGTAGGCGATCAGGTGGCCGTCGGGCAGGGCGCGCAGGACAGCGTTCCGGGGCGCGTCAAAGATGCGGTCCTGGGTGATCAGCCGCGTCACTCGGGCTGTCGCCAGGGCCGCGACCACGATCAGCAGAAGCGGATTCATATCCATTTGAGTCCCATCATGCCGCCTGACGGCGTGCTTTGAGTGCCGGATGCTGTGCGGCGGCGCGCCCCGGACGCTGAGCGGCCTTGTGCGGATTGACCAGCTGGGTACGCGACCGGTCCCGCTTCATGTGGTGCGTGATCGCATGCACCAGCGCGTCAAGCCGGTCAGGAGACTTGGGGTCCTCCTCCGGGATCCACGTCGTCAGCTGGTCTTCCAACTCCGGCAGTGAGCCGACGTGGTGGACGCGGCCCTGCTCGTACAGCATGCCGACCGGCTGCGCCCGCAGCTTCTTGCCCTGCGATGCCCACACCGTGCGCACCGGCGGCGGCGTCGTGTCCCCCGCAGGCTGCATGTCCCGCCATACGCGCTTGAGGACTTCACCGATCCAGTCCTTGCCGTTGTTGTCCTCGACGATGACGTGGGCTGCTCCGTATTGCTCCCGCAGCGCGAACGCAGCCCGGGCGGCCTGGTCCGGGGTCCGCTTGGCGGATCCATCGGCGAGGACGTAGTGGTGCTGGTCGACGCCCCAGCCGGTGACGACCAGGCCGGTCTCATCACCGGTGCCGGTACCCGCGGGGTCCATACCGACGACGATGGAGATCAGATCCGGCACCTCGTCCGGCGTGACGCGCGTCCGGTCAATCAGCGCACGAGCCACCAGCGCGCCGGGCAGGTCCTCCAGGACTTCGGCGTCGAGCTCCTGCCGGCCGAGGGTCGTCCCCTCGTACTTGGCGATAACGGCCCGACGGAACGTGTCGGCCAGGTTGTCGAGGTTGTCGTAGGTGGAGCCGCGGACCACGGCCGTCCGCTCGTCCTTCAGCAGCTGCTTGATCAGCGGAAGGGGCCGCGGGGTGGTGGTGATGCAGATGCGGGGATGCTGGCCGAGGCGCATGCCCATCTGCGCCATGTCCCACGCGTACTGGAGGTACCGCCAGGCGGCGAGCTCGTCGAACCAACCGTAGTGGTGCTGGGGGCCGCGGAGCCGGTCGGGTTCGTCAGCGGAGTAGCAGACCTGGATGGCGCCGTTCGGGTAGACCAGGCGGCGCTTGGACGGCTGGTAGTCGGGGCGGAACGTGGCTGGCGCGCTCGCAAGGATGCCGGACTCGCCCTCGACGAGGATGTCGCGGGTGTCCGCGGCAGTCGGGCCGATGAGCGCGCCACGTTCGAGGTGGCGGGCTTGCTCGATGACCCACTCGGCGCCAGTGCGCGTCTTACCCCAGCCGCGGCCTGCCAGGGCGAGCCACACGTCCCAGTCGTCACCCTCGGGCGGGCGCTGCGCGGCGCGGGAGTGCCGTCCTGGGCGTCCCGGGTGAGGCTGCCCGTCGCAGTCGG